GCAGCGAAAACGGGCCGGACGACGATGATGATGATGACGACGAAGATGAAGACGAAGATGATGAAGGCGCAGAATCGGTAATCTCAGCCCCGGCAATCGCAGACCCGGCGCTGGACAAGGTTCAGGCACCAGCAGAGGTTGTCGCCGTGGTGCCGACCGCAAAAGAGGCCGACCCATTACCAGAATTGCCAGAAAAACCCTTTTTACCGCACTACCAGGCAACGCTGCCGGACGACTTCGATGCGCAGGAAGCTGCCATCAAAACCCAAGCGGATGCCTTGGCCGCTGAGTTCAAAGGCGGAGAAATCGACTTTGAGCAGTACCGGGTCCAGGCCGACACACTGAATCGGTCTGAGCGCTCGCTCAATGAAATTCGGCTGAAGGCTTCACTGTCGCAGGAAATGACGGCGCAGACGCAGGAGCAGGAATGGGCGCACACGGTGCAAAAGTTTCTGACGGCTACCGCCAAGGCCGACCTGGACTACATCAAAGACCCCAGCAAGCATGCAGACCTGGATATGTTCGTCAAGTCGCTGGCGAACGACGCGAAGAATGGTGACCAGCCGGCTGAGTGGTTTCTGACAGAGGCCCACAAGCGCGTCAAGGCACTGCATGGGTTTTTGGGGTCAGAGCCAAAATTCACCGAGCCTACGGCTAGCCCTACGGGGGCGGTGCTTCTCACCGCAGCGAAATTGGTGTCTGACCCCAATAACCCCTTGGTGCCTGACCCCAATAACCAGGTGCTACCGGATGCCAAGGCATCGCGCAAGCCGCCCCTCGGTGCCGTCCCTAAAACGCTGGCCCAGGTGCCGGGCAGTGATGGTCCGGGCGATGTGGATGGCAATGAGTTCAGCGATGTGGACCGTCTGACGGGCGACGCGATGGAGGCGGCGATTGCAAAGATGTCGCCCGCGCAGCGGGACCGCTACATGGCGGGCGTATAGATGGACGGCAACTCGAACTTGTTGATGGACATTCGCCCCGGTGAATTTGTTGAAATCGGCGCGGTTCGGGTTGGCATCTTGCACAAGAGCGGACAGATGGTGCGCTTGTGCATCAATGCGCCCGAGGAAATGATCATCGAGAAAAAAGAAATAAACCAGGCACATGCAAATGTCGTGGCAAGGATGGCAAATTAGGCACGGCTGAAAGGCTAATTCATTGGGCGCGCAGGAAGTGCTCCCTTTAGGTATCAAACTTAAAGGAGTATTTTTATGGCGCGCACTTTGATCGGGGTCAACGACCCCAAGGCAGTTAAACGCTTCGCTGGCCTGATGGCCTACGACACCTCGCAAAAGGGCTACTGGTCGACCCGTTTCATGGGCAAGGGCGAGTCCGCTGAGGTGCCGATTCAGATTCTGACGGACCTTGAGTCCGACGCTGGTGAGCAGATCGCCTATGACCTGCTGGCCGAGCTGAAGATGGCCCCGGTCGAGGGTGAGGACAACCTCGAAGGCAAAGAAGAATCCCAGCGCTTCTACACCGATACCATTTATATTGACCAAGCGCGCTGCGGTGTCAACACCGGCGGGCGCATGACGCGCAAGCGCACCTTGCACAACCTGCGCGAAAAAGCCAAGCGCCAGCAGTCGGGCTGGTGGGCACGCCTGGTCGATGAGCTGCTGTTTATCTACGTGGCCGGGGCGCGCGGCGTCAACCCCAACTTCTTGCTGCCGCTGGGCTACACCGGACGCGCCAATAACGCGCTGCTCACGCCTGACAGCAATCACACGCTGTACGGCGCTGAGTTGAATGCTGCGGGCGCTGAGATCAACGGTGCCACAGCTTTTAACAACATTGATGCGGCGGACAAGTTCAGCCTGAAGCTGATCGACCGCGCCGTGACGCGCGCCCGGGTGCAAGGCGGCGGCCCTACCAACATCCCGGTGTTGCAGGCCTGCAAGATCGACGGCAACGAGACGTATGTCTGCGTGATGCACACCTGGCAAGAAGACGATCTGCGCGCGAACATGCAGACCGGCCAATGGCTGGACATCCAGAAGGCGGCAGCCACCGCCGAAGGCCGCAACAGCCCCATGTTCAAGGGTGGCCTGGGCATGTACCGTGGCGCGATTCTGCACAGCCACAAAAACGTGATTCGCTTCAACAACGCCGGTGCTGGCGCCAACGTGGAGGCGGCTCGCGCGCTGTTCATGGGCTCGCAGGCTGCGGTGTTGGCCTACGGTTCACCGGGCACCTCCCAGCGCTTTGACTGGAACGAGGAAACCCGCGACAACGGCGACAAGGTGGTGATTACTACCTCGAGCATTTTCGGCATGAAGAAAGTCAACTTCGTGACCGAAGTTGGCGCCCAGGACTTCGGCGCTTTCGCGCTGGATACCGCCTGCGCCAGTCGTTAACCCAAGCTAGCCCGAGCCAAACCAAACCCGAAACCTAAGGAGCATCCATCATGCCTTTTACCAATTCAAACGACTTCACGACTGGGCGCGCATCGCCCATCACCCCGACCGGCGCAGAGCTGTGCTCGATGCGCTTTGCACTGGCCATGCCTGTCGGCGACCTGGCGCTCAACACCATTGGCCAAATCGGTATTCTTCCAGCGCGCTGCGTGCCGGTAGCCGTCTTGGTGGATGGCACCGATATGGACTCCGGCGCGGCGGCCATGGTGCTCAGTGTTGGCATTCTGAATGCGCTAGGGACCGCCTTGTCCACGGCTGCGGCTGATGGCGGCGCGGCCTGGGGTGCGACCGCTGCCGTTGCCACCGCCTTTCAGCAGCAGGTGCTGGGCCAGCCGATTGTCGCCGTTACGCCCTCGGATGTGGATCGCAAGATCGGCATCGCTGTGACCACGGCTCCAACGGCGGCGGTGGCGGGCACGCTGGGCGTGACGCTGTTGTACCGCAGTGCCTAAATTATGAAAATTGAAACCAGCATTGCACCTCGACGCAACGGCGAACTTGGCGTTGTCACGCCAGCTGGCACCAAAGTGCTGTTCGTCAACGCCAACGGGCGTTTGGTGGCGGATCTGACGGATGAGAAGGACTTGGCGTTTTTGCTGTCCCTGAGTGACTTCTATCCGGCCGATGAAGCCGACTACACGCAGGCGGCGAGCTTGATTCGGGCACCCGCAGAGAATGACATAGCAGGCGAGGGCGACGACCTGCTAGATGATGAGGGCGATGAGAATGCCGCGCCAGTGGAAACGGCCACAGCACCCAAGCCCGGCAAATACACCAAGAAACAGAAGTAAGGCCAAACCATGTTGTGGTCAGCCTTCGTCCCGTACCTGGCGCCCTATGCGGCGGCCTGCCCGAACCCGTTGCTGGAGGCTGAGGCGCGCCGCGCTGCGATTCGCTTTTTCCGGCGCACCCGTGCCTGGGTGGAGTGGTTGGACCCGGTGTTGTCGAAAGAGGGTAGCGTGGAGTACGACTTGGATGTACCCACTGGGGCCGATGTGGTGCGGGTTGAGCGCGCCACGCTGGGCGGAAACCCGCTGCCGGTTTTGTCGTTCCGCGATGCCCCCAAGGATTTTGCTAGCTCCGACTTAGCAAGCCAAGGCCTGCTCAGCGCCAACCGCAAAACCTTTGTGCTGGGCAATGCCGTTGCTGCTGGGCTGGCTTGCCAAGTTCAGGTGGCCCTCGCGCCAAGCTTGAGTGCTACCAGCCTGCCGGATGATTTGTTCGAGCTGCATGGCCTCGATATTGCCAATGGTGCGCTGTCCGCGATTCTGGCTGTGCCGGGGGTCGAGTTTTTTCAACCCGACTTGGCGGCGCTGAAGGGCGCCCATTTCGAGGCCGCCATCAACGCTGTTTCGGTTGACGCTTGGCGCGGATTTACCGCCAGCACGCCGCGCGTTAAAACCAAATTCTGCTAAGGCCACACCATGCCCATCTCAGCCCAATCAATCATTCGCCGCGTTGTCGAGACGATTCAGGACAACACCTCCATCCGTTGGCCCATCAGTGAGCTGGTGCGCTACCTCAACGACGGGCAGCGCGAGATTATTCTGTATCGCCCGGATGCCATGGTGACCATGACCGCGGTGACGCTGATGGCAGGTACCCGGCAGTCCATTCCAGCGAACGGCTCCAAACTGATCGACATCACGCGCAACACAGCAGCGAGCGGCACTAAGCGCGCCATCCGCATCTGCAACCGTGAGATTTTGGATGCGCAGTCGCCGGGCTGGCACGCACTTGCCGGCACGATCGACGCGCTGCACTACATGTATGACCCGCGTGACCCCAAGACCTTCTACGTTTACCCGCCCGCTCTGGCGACCACGGCGGTCGAGGTGATTTATTCCAGCCTGCCGACTGACATTGAGGAGCCCGCCGACGGCGCGCTGTACACCGCGGTGAGCGGCAACATCGGCGTGCCGGACATCTACGGCAATACCTTGCAGGACTACATCTTGTACCGCGCTTACACCAAAGACAGCGACTATGCGGGCAACGCCCAACGCGCTGCCAGCCACTACTCCACGTTTGCCAACACGCTCGGTATCGAGATCAAGGCGACGTTGATGGTGGCACCGCAAAGCGCAGGCAATCCGAATTCGAGCCGCGCCCCGGCTGCTCAGTAACTTTTTCTCAACACATCACTGAAAGGATGTAAATCATGGCAGCTCTCTCGGACTTTATGGAAAACAAACTCATCGACTGGCTGCTTCGCGCGCAAGCCATCGGCATCACCGGGGCCAGCGCCGCCGCAGGCACTGGGCCGAGCAGTTTGTTCGTTGGCTTGCTGACAGCAGCACCAGGGGAAGGCACCGCTGGCACCGAAGTGACCGGCAACGGCTATACCCGCGTGGCCGTGACATCGAGTCTGACCGCTTGGGCCGGCACACAAGGGGCAGCATCTACGCTTGCCTCCACCGGCGCGACTGGCACAACCAGCAACAACGCCATCCTCACCTTCCCAACCCCGACATTGGGCTGGGGTGCCGTGGTGGCGCTGGGACTGTATGACGCATCTACGGTTGGAAACCTGTTGATTTACTCGACGCTGACGATCAGCAAGACGATCAACCAGGGTGACTCGGTGACGTTCCCGGCGGCTTCGCTGACGTTTCAGATCGACAATTAATCGGCTGAATCGTGGCCCTGATGACCGCCGAGCGGGTTTACGAAACCAGTGCCACCACGGGCACGGGGGCGTACACGCTCGGCGGTATCTGGCGAGGCGCTTCGCATAACGCGAGGACCAGGCCGTGAACCTAGCCGTAGAACTCGCTTTAGTCGAGGTACTTGGGTTTGAGCTGGCGTTTGAGCCGGGCGTGCCGGTCGGTGTGGCATCGAATGCCGTGTCGCGGGCATCGGCAACGGCTGCCTTGGCGCTTGGTAAACCGCTGGCCGCCGCTGCTGTGGCCACTGCTACCGGGACGACTGCCATCAACCAGGCGGTGAGCTTACTGGGTGCCGCCATGGGTGTTGCCAATGTTGGTTCGGCCAGCCTGTCGCTGGGTGTGCCACTGGCGAGCTCAGCGTCTGGGCAAGCCGCCGGTGTAGCGAATCTCGCCACCGGCAAACCATTGGGGGCTACAGCGCCAGCGC